TCCTCAAAAGTGATTTTATAAGGTTCTATGTCTTCTCTTTCTACAGCGATACCTAATACTGCTAATTCGTCACGAATGTCTTTGATTGAGGTTGTTTGCTTACCGTTTTTAAGGTTGGGAAAGCTATCTTTAAACCATTGGCAGTAAGCTGATAGATGAACTTCATCGGCTAGTATTACTTCGGGATTAAACCAAGTAATATCTCGTCCTCTAGATAAGGTTTGAGTTGTTGCAATTTGTACTAATTGGTTTCTATCTTCTTTGTAGTTACCAGCAATTACCCCAGCAGATAGTCCAAATTTTCCTAGAGTTTCTAGGGTTTGCTCAATAAGTACCGTAAAAGGTACTACGATTAAAGTCCGTCGCTGTCTTTTTACGGCGGCATCGTAGATTATTTGACAAAAAAATACTGTTTTACCCCATCCGCAAGGGGCAACGACTAAGGCTCTTTTGTAGATTTTTGGATTTAGAGCGTCATACAGTTCTCTTTTAAGAGCTTTTTGGTCATCTCTTAATTGAATTTGTGGTTTAGTCGGTACGAAAAGTGTTTGTGTTTGTAGTGTTAGTGTCATGTTTTTATTTCAGATTATATTTTGGTTTTAATAAAATCTATAGTCAATTGTAAGTGACTATCTTTTTTAACCTTTTTAGACAAATCTATTTTGACTTGTATTTCATTCTCGATAAAGTCTAAAATAGGTTTTATTATTTCCTTTGTTTCTGTGAGTAAAATATCCAAATGTTTACCATCTCCTTGTATTTTTTTCTTGTTTGATTTTATTTCAACCCAACTAAGATAAGGTACAGAATTATACTCTAAAGCTAAACAAGCTTCTACTGTAACTATTAATTTTTTAGAATATTTATTTTGATATTCAATCCATACCCTGTATTGACATTGAGTTGGATGGTGAATAGTTTGGGTTGTAATTTCCAGGTTTCCCTGTAGATAGGAAAATCCGTCTTCCGTCTTTATTTGCCATTCTGAGTAATTAGACTGACTAAAAGTTTCTCTACAAAAAACCTCAATTTGTTTTAATGCTTCTATTTTGTTCATTAGCGTTAATCTTCAGCTTTAATTGTTTTGATAAAACCTAAAATAGTCTCCATTATCTTTGTTGCTTCTGGAATCAATATATTGAACTCTTCTTTGTTTCCGTTTGGATAAAGATTATATCTTGAAGTTTCATTGTTTTTGTCAAGACTGTAGTTCCAATGCAGGACAACCAAAGACCCGCCTAACGTACCTTCTATTGTGATTTTTTCAAAGCATTTGTTTATCAATTGATATTCAGTCGAAATTTCTCGACATTCAATCAAAACTTTATACTTTTTGTTTTTTATTAACTTACCATAAGTTTTGTAAAGATAATCTTCGTTAATTACCAAAGTTCCTATTAAACGAATACATTTGTCGTCTGCGACTGTATCCCACTCTGAGATGTCCACTGTATCGTATTCGGAGATACTCATCTGCTCAAAAGTTTTTTTAAAGAAATCAGAGATTTCTTTAAATGACGCTTTTTTTAATAGTTCCATTGTTATTACCTCAAATACAAATAACTAAATCGCCGACACAAACATTGACAAATTCCTTGCAGTCGTATCGAGAATTATTGCAAGCTTGAATAATAGAGGTATTTTCTTCAACAGAAATAATCATTCCTGACCCTTTATAAAGAATACGATGACCAATGAAGTTCCTAGTTATCGGGTCGTATATTGGCTTGTTTGTAATCGAATAAACTAAATGAGAAGTATCTATTCGGATACAATTTAATTTACCACGGTTTATTACTACTTTAAAATTATCGATAACTTCAATTACCTTAGCTGGATACGTTCCTTTAGGCGGAAGTCCTAACTCTTTGTTTGTCGCCATTATTTTAACTCTTAGTAATGTTTTTACTCTTGGATTTCATCGAGAATAAAGTTAAAAATATTTAACATTATTTTTCGAGATTGTTTGGATAATACCCAATCTTTTTCGTTCCATGTTTTGTCTGTCTCATAAAGAGTAAAATCTATGTCACTATCTTTTTCAAAATTCATCCAAACGTGAAACGTGCCTAGCCAGAGCATAGGAGGTGATATTTTAGAAGAACCTAAAATATATTCAAATTCGCATTCTTTGTGAACCCTTAATGTTAATTCAATAAAAGAATCTGATCCATAAATATATGTTGAGTCTTTTCTTACAGATTTGATGTCCCATCTTAGATTTGGGTGTTGTTCCCTGCAAAATTCTAATATTTTCCAAGCTATTTGCCATGTGTCCATGTGTTACTCCTATTTACTCTTGAATCTCATCAAGGATGAAATTAAAAATATCTAGCATTACTTTTCGGTATTGACTAACTAATTTCCAATGTTCTGCACTCCATAGCTCATGTCTATAATAGGCAAAATTCTTAAAAACTATAATGTCTTCATACCGATCACTTATGTCTTCAGCAGGAGGATTTATCCAAATTTTAAACCTTCCTATTTGGTTATTTTGCCACTGAACACACTTAAGTCGTCCGTCTAATCCCGTACAAAAACCGTATCTAATCTCTATGTTGTCATTAGAAAAAGTTAAGCATTGAATGATTTTGTAGTCATTATCTGTAAAATCAGAATTCCAGTCTAAATCCGGGTATTTTTCTTTACAGAAATTAAATAACTTTTCCGCTATTTGCCATGTATTCATGTGTTACTCCTGTTGGGTGAAATTATTAAGAAATACCTACTGATTCCTCTACTACGATACCATGATGACCGTTGCGGCTTAAAGCGTCTAAATAAGCCATTAATCGGCTTTCGTGCATAGAAGTTTTAATCTTGCAAGGCTTATTTTTTCTATCTATTGTCCTGATCGTGTATCTCATTGCCTCCAATCCTTTAAGTGTTTTCTACAATTTTCTAAATGTGCTTTAAATCTTTTGGCAGACTCTTGCTCATCTGTCCCTCTGATAAGTCCTTTGTTCTTATCAATGTCATCCTGACTTGATAATTTAGCCCATGCTTTTTTAGTTTCTTTTTCCATAATCACACCTTTACTTTTTTAAACAATACCGTACAATAGGCTCAAATTAACTTTGTAGTCTTTATAGGCTTCGTTCGCATCTAATAATAAAGCCGATATAATTACTAAATAAGCCAAAATCGTTAGCCAAAAAATTACACAATATAGTCGCTTTTTTGAGTTTGTTGTCATTTTACACTTACACCTTTACTTTTTTAAAACCTCGTTGTTCCAAAACTTTATTATACTCCTGAATTTTAGAGTATAAAATGTCACGTTTTTTTTGGACATTTTCTCCAGATTCTTTTTTAGAACTTCGATATTGTCCGGCATAGAAATTAGCGTAATAACTAATTTCAGCAGTCTTCATGTTTACAATAAGCTTCATGATTTCCTCTTCAATCTATTACTTAAATCTTACATCATTTTACTAGAATTGTCAAGAAATTTCTGTAAAATCTTCTTTGCGAAAACAGTAAAAATGTTCTCCTTTTGTGAGATGATCGAGTGACTCAAAGTGATAGTAGATTCCTATAGCAGTCTTAACAATCCCCAGTGGTTTGCATTGGGGGAAAATACGTCCATAGGAATTGACACGATAAACTTTTTCAGGGTATCGAGAAGGAAAGTATTGTCCGATCATAGGTACTAGAGACGGGAATTGAACCCGCAAAACTTAATTAAATCTACTCCTGACGAAACGCCCTTCCCTCACTCAATCTTTGCCAAGTTCGGTGGATTCGCAAATTTCAGTTTTGAAACAAAAAATAAAGTTATTTTTTGCATTAAGTCCCTTTTCGGTTGAAGGCTCCGTTTCAGCCTTTAGCTACCAAGCTACTCTAGCACTTCAATCCTATCAGAAACTCCTAAAATTGTCAATCCTATTAGGTATTTATATCCTGTAGATAACAGTTAGAGAATGGAATTGAAAAAGTGATCACAGACCCATTTAAGATAGTTTCTACCCTCAAAAGCCATTGATTGTCAAAAGTGTCAAAAGTTGCTTCTATAACTTTTCCGACCGCTCTTGGTGGGATAGTTCGCTCTCCTATCTCTACAGATGCAGCCGTTCGTATTAATACGGTTTCTTTTTCAAGATCAGGGAGGCTATCGATATGGACACCATCAGCCGATAACTCATCGACTGGCTCTGATTCAACTTCTACTATCTCAGTGTCAGAAACTGGTTCGGGTTTTGGTGTGGGACTGGCAACTTGAACAATTTCTTCTTTTATCTCTGATTGATATTCTAGGGATTCATCTTCTATCTCAAAAGCTTCTAATTCTTTTGGCTCTTGATAGTGTAATACCATACCCCTCGACTTAATTTCTAGTCGTCCATAGCCAGCTTGCTCCAACTGAGTAAGTAGGGTACGGGCGATAGATGTATTTACTTTTTCCCCATTAATTTTACGCCCGCCGAATTTGCCGACAACGTCCCGAGGTTTGATTTGGCCTGCGCTTTTAACAATCTCCCAGATTTCGGATAAAATGCCCTGTACTGGATTTTCGTCCTGAGACGTGACTCCTTGAATTGTCAAGAATTGACTGATATAGAAGTCGGTCATCTTAGCAGCTTTAATGGCCGTTTGTACAGGAATACTGTAAAGATTGGTATTATCTGGATCAAATATCCAATTAAGTATATGGATACTTAATGTAAGCCTTAA